AAGGTCACGCCGTCAATTGACCCCCCTGTAATTGCGACCGCGCCCGCGTTTTGCGTGCTCATGGTGCCGAGACCAGCGATGTCGGTATTCGGGATCGTCGCGCTCGCGGTCATCGCTGCGATACCGTTGCCCTTGACGTAGCCAGTCAAGCCGGATGCGCCAGTGCCTCCCCATTGCGGGTTGATGACCGTCCCGTTCCAGGTGCCGCCTGTAATCGTTCCGAGCGTAGTGATCGAGGTCTGTCCGACATAGCTGGCCGCAATATCAATGCCGGAACCGCCGACACTAATGCGACCAGAAACGCCGACGGCGCTGATGACGTTGCCGGCGATGTTGATGCCATTGCCGGGAGTGTAGCTCGTCGCGGAATTGAGTTGCGTGAACGGGATGGCTGTGGTGCCGACAGTGACGGGCGTCGTCGGATTTGCCAGCCATAGCGTGTTGGCGTTGACCGAACCTCCAGCGCCGACAGGCACAAAGGCTCCGCTGTACTCGCCAGCCAGATCCATGTTGACGTGACGAGTGAGGACATATGCGGCCCCGGCCGCCCCCGCGTTGGTGACCTTGTAGAGACCATTGTTTGCAGCTGCGGCCTCGTTCTTGACGAGGACAACGTCGCCGACCGCGACGGCGACGCCGTCAATTGACAGCGCGCCATTGGCGCTCGCGGTGAGCGTAGCACCAGCGCCGGATGCGCCGTTGTTATAAGTGTTGCTAGGAAGCGCGGAGGCTGTAGCAACGCGAGCGGTCTCCTTTGCATCGAGACCTTGGACGGTGGCGTCGACGTAATTCTTTGTGGCGGCATCTTGCGCGCTCGAAGGATCGAGGAGGCCGGTGATCCGTTTGCTGTTCCATGCGACGTCGATATTCGGCGGCTGCAATTGATCGATGCGCGTCGCGAGCACGAAGGCACACGAAGCGATCTGCGTCGTGTTCGTTCCATTTGCTGCGGTCGGCGTTGTCGGTGTTCCGCCGAGACCCGGGGACAGCAAGGGCGCGGCCCCGAGCATCGTCATTGCTTGCGCTACCGTGCCATCGATGGGCGACGCCGACGCTCCGGTGTTGTTGAGCTTGATCGTATTCGCGGGCATCTGCCCGAGCTTGCCGTTGGCGATCCCGTTGTTGCTGATCCCGATGGTGACCGCGCCGGTCCCGCCGCCGGAGAGCCCGTCCTGGACCGTGATCGTCGTCACGCCGGAGGAGACTGCACTGATCGCCGATTGGACGAAGGCCGTCGTCGCGAGCTTCGTGCTCGAATCCGTTCCCGGCGTCACGGTCGGCGCGGTCGGCGATCCGGTCAGCGCGGGCGAATTGATTGGAGCGAATGCACCTGGTCCCGCGATGGGGATGATCGTCGTCGCTGATCCGCCCGCGCCGCCGGTGCCCTCGCCGATGTAGAGGATGTGATCGTTCTCGTTGTAGGCAAGCTCTGCATTCGCCAAGCTCGACGGAGCTCCAGGCGCACCGCCGCTCCGGCGTTTGATGCGGATCACGTCGGCCATTAAAAGTTGCCCCCATCGACGACGTCATTCGCCGCCGCGATCACCTGGACCCACAAACCATTCATTCGCCCATAGGCTCGATCATCCGCCGGAGCGTCGGGGAATCCCATGCCGCCCGCCGGTCCCTCCGGCCCTTGCGGTCCCGGCGGTCCGACCTGTCCTTGCTCGCCCGCGACGTTGATAAACCACTCGTCATAGATCCCGATCCCGTTATAGAGATCGCTCTCGATTGTGAGATTGATCCCGTCGAATGCGGTGACGAGACCCTCGAGCCATGCCTCCGGATTATCCTGCGAGGCCGCGCGCACGCGAAAGCCCGGAAGAAAACCGAGACCCGGCTCGTTGACGCGGAATACGTAGGTCCCGCCGGTCGAGGGATTGGCCGGAGTGTCGCTCGTCGCCGAGATGATCGGACCCGCGGGCGCATAAGGCGCGGCGACCAGGATCGCGTCGGTCGGCTTTTCGAGGGCAATGCTGCGGATCGTCATTTGGTGAATTCCGCCATCTCCGCCGGAGTCCACTTGGTCACGCCGTCATCAATGATCAGCGTGATATCCATGACGCGACGAACGAAGTCGCCGTCCTTCGCAACGATATCCGCGACGTAATTTCCCGGGGTGCGGACGATCATCTCGTCGACCGGGACCTCGAGCAACAGGAAACCGTAATTCGGGAATGCCCCGATGGTGAGCTTTAGATTTTCGCTCGTGGCGTGGATCAGGACCTCGTGATCGTCGCGCGTGCGACGGACCTCGAGCTCGAATGCAATCCCGCGGAGATCAAGTTGCGGCATGCTCTCGACGTCGGCGCTTCCGTCGTCGACGACATACTTGAACGACTCGATCCAATCTTGATTGTTCGAGGTCTCAATTGTCACGAAGGCGAGCGGCAAAGCGAGGATGTTTGTTGTCGCCATCGCGGCGAGCTCCCCCAATTAGAACCGGTCGACGAACGTATCCCAGGCGGAATTCCAGGCTGGCCATTTGACGTCGGAATACCATTCCTGATCATTGGCCGCGATCAGATCGTCGGAGGTTTGCTGCATTCCGTTGGGCCGTCCGATCCAGTCCCAGATTGCCGCCGCCGTATCCATGTCGGCTTGCTCCTCCGGCGTCGGCGGGCGCGCGGGCGCTTGCGTCATCCGCGCCATTTGAATGTCGTTGATGCGCGTCGTGACATTGCGTTGCGCCTGTTCGCTGATCTTCGCGAGGATGCGCAACCGACATTCGAGCTTGACCGAAAACGCGAGGATCGTCGCGGTTATCGTCGGATAGAGATATCCCTTGAAGATCGGCGACCCGCCCTCGACCGGAGGAGGGTCCCATTGTATCCCGGGCGCTGGCCCTCCGAGATCGGCGACCACGAACGTCCCGATCCCGTAAAGGTTTATCGGATTGAGCGTGCCCGACTGCATCGCGGGCAATTGCTCGTCCTCGTGAATTCCCATCACGACGGTCGGCGGCTTGCAGCAATAGAGCGGCATGGGAGGTCCCCCGCTTTCACGCAACGATGTAGGCGTTGCCGTTGCCGTTGGTGTTCTTCGTCGGCGAGAATTGTGCCGATCCATTCTGATACCCGGATGCGTAGATGCTCGCTCCGATGGTCGCGGTGTAATCGCCATTGGTGCAATTGGCCGTCATCCAGTTCGGCACGTTTGCATCCGAATTGACCGTGACGACAAAACCATATCCGGCGTTGCTGACATTCCCGCCGTCGGATCTAAATGTCGCCGACGAGGTCGCGTTGAGACCCATTCCGTTGCAGTAATAGATAAACAGCTTATTCATGTTCGCATTCGACGAGCCATACATATAAATCGCATCGCCGCCGCAACTATAGATCGCTGGCCAATCCGCTGCGGTCTCGATGTTCATCTGGGCCTGGTTGCCCATCGTTATCGCGTTCTGGAGCGTCCCGGAGATGACGAATGCGGCCGTACTCCCCGGCCCGCCTATCGAAACCGATGCACCGTCCGAAACGCCCCATCCCCACAGACCAGCGCCTACAGCATAGACATTCTGCCCCGCGATGACCGACGCGCTCCCGACAACCCAACAATTTTGCGTGTTGCAAGAGGCGATGCAGTCGACGATCACGGTCGAATTGTCGTTGACCGAAATCCCGCTATAGCCGTTGGTCGTCATCCCGGGACCAGTGACGAGAAGATCCTTTAGATTGCATCGCGTGTTGTCGAACGAGAGCCCGCTACTCGCTGTGAAATGGAGCTCGCTCTGGAATCGGGTCTTCAGCATGTTGATGTTGGTCGCCGCATCGCCGCTTGGATTGAATCCAGTCACCGCAAAATTCGCGCGCTTGGGAATGGAGTTCATTCCCGCTCCGCTGATCATGAGGCGGTCGCCGTCGGGATGCCGGACCTGGATCGGTGCCGAATAATTATGGATGATCGGCGTTCCCGTCGTCTGTCCCTGCAATTTGAAATTGACGAATCCGGTAATGCCGATGCGCCGCCGTCCCGCCCAGACCAGAGCTTGAACGAGATCGGGGAAATCCGGCGTCGGCGTTGCATTCGGCCCGACGATGAAGGTCAGCGATTGATAGATGATCGCCATGTGGATCGGCGACAGCATGTAAAAGTCCGTCCCGTCATAGCGGACATAGATGACCATGTTCGGCACGATGTCGCCGATCTGCATGTCCTGGCCGGTCGGATGCTTTAACGATTTGACTCCGAGATTGTTGAGATTGACGTCCACCGGACCGGTGTTGCGATTCTTCACATAGATCGCATAGCCCTGTCCCGCGACGTAGGAGGTCGGCGCGATCAACGGCGTCCCGATGATATGATTCGGCGTCCCGGTATCGACGACCCAATCGGCACCGTTGAACCATCCGTCGCCCTCGACGGACAGACTGCTCGATCCGCCGGAGACGAGTTGGAAATAGGTCCCGTCATGCACGAGGACCGCAATGCCGCCGCGCCGCAATTCTCCGGCGAACAGCTGCGCCCCGTCTCGCTTGATGATCTGTTGCGTCGCCAGACCGTTGACGCGGATCGTCGACGCGCCGGTGTTGTCGTTGGCGACCAGGACGCGGATTTCGGTCCCGGCCGCATAGGCGAGGAGTGGCGGATCGAGAGCGACCGAGAGCGCGTTTGCCGATCCGGTATCAATGCCCCATGCAAACAATGCGCGACGGACGCCACGCGTCAATTGATAGAGGTCGGTGTCGGCGGGAACGAAACCGCCCTTTTCGATTGTATGCACGATCTCGCGCATCGGATATTCAATCGACTGCGCGGGCGGCACCGATCCCTTGATCCCCGCCGGAGGATTGCCGTTGACATACGGCGCTTGCGGGTCATCGACATTCGGCCAATTCGGTCCGTAGGGCGGTTGATACTTCATCGGCTTTCCCTCGTCGTGCTTACGGCAGGCCAGCCCACGGGCCGCCCTCCTGGAGGACGCTGTAGTCGAAAACCATTTCCGTGTGCGCTGGCTTCCAGCGCCGGAGGAGACAATCGAGCGGAGACTCGGTGTAGATTTCCAGATGATGATGGACGCCAAGCTCGCCCGCGGTGAAGTCCCCGCATCGGAACCATTCGAGCACCGCATCGTCGGCCTCGATTGACCAATAAAAGCGGAGTTCCTCCGGTCCGAGATACCATCGATATTCCCCGGTCTGATCGTATTCGTATCTCGTATCTCCGACCTCGGAGACGCCCGCCATGAACGGGGCGAGCTCGTGGATGTGGATGACCTTGCCGGTCCATGCCGAAATTTTCTCGAAGAATTCCCGCGACTGCCCGCCGAGCAATGTCATCTGGAAGACGAGCATGCGACGGCGGTCGTCCTCCGACGTCGCATCGGGATAGCAGGGATCCGGAAGGCCGTAGGCACGCTCCCAATCGGTCAAAAGCTCATGCGTTTTTCGCGGATCGCTTTCGATCTCCAGGAGGTCCGCCGCGCGCCCGTCGACGAAGCCCCAAATATTCGTCAAGCCGCGCGAGGTCTTGACCAGGACGCTATCTGGTTTGCGAGGCCACGCGATCCCGAGCGGGAGGAGTTTCAGGAACGAGACGAGATACTCGCGACCGGAGCGGCGGACGTGTCGGTCGCGGTCGGGATAGGCAAGATTATTCGCCATAGTCGACGTCCCCGAGCACGGCCAAATGACCGGCCGAGAGCATCACGTCATCCGACCAGTCGGTGAGATCGCACGAGATCACGCCCGGGGTATTCATGATCGCTTGCGCTTTCCAGGTGCCATAGATCGTCTGACCTGGCGCGCCCATCTCGAATAGCATCTCGATCAGACTGGTCTGGATCGCGGCGCGGATCTCGCTCGTGTCCGGATTGAGATTGTCGATATGCACGTCGACCCGTTGCGGGATCGGAGACAGGACCCAAAAATCCTTGACCGCGACCGGACGGACTTGATCCATGTAGAGGCGCACGGCCTCGAGGTCCTCGGCGAACGGAAAGCCCCCGGTCGAGGCGCGCACGTCGTCGAACATGACGCGGACGGAAACCGTGCCGATCCCCATTTCGAGCGGCGAGCACCATGCGCGCGTGCAGCCCGGGACCGAGAGCGCCCATCGCACATAGTCGTGGGCAGCGCCGCCCATTGGCGGCTGGCGAATGCGCTGGAGCACGCGCATCCGGAGATCATCGTCGTTCTCGATGTCGGTCCCGCCCGTGAGCGTGATGACCTCGGCGTCGGTGTCGATCCCGGGCAATGCCGGTTCGACCGAGAGCGTCGATCCCGTAGGAAGATTGCTGACGAGACCGGGATCGAGCGCACGGATCGGGATATCGACCAGCGCCGCATTGTCCGCCGTCACGCCTTGCGTGAGCGTCTCATATCCGATCCCGTTGGCTTCCAGCGTCGTCCCGGCGGGGATGATCACGCCGCCGGTCGGGCCGGAGAAATACGCCGAGCCCTCGGCGTATGTCGCCATCTTGCGGCCGACGGTGTTGTCGCTGTTGACGAGCCAGATATCGCCATGCCGATCCAGCCATTCGGTCTCCGCGGTATCGGGCAGCAATTGGAGGGAGAGCCAATCGATATAGCGAAGCGTCAAATGCGCGAGGCCCGCCATCGCGTCGGCCATGACCCGGAGGACATTGTTACCGATGAACGCGGCTCCATAGAGCGAGGCCGTGATATCGTCACGGATCATCTCGCGGGTCTGGCGGAGCGTCGGTGTCGTCCAGGGCATTTCAAATCTCGCTCGCCTCGGTTGCCATTTCCGTCCAGAGATATTGCCAGCGCAATTCGATGGCGCGCTTCGGCCCGCGAAAGATCATGACCGCGACGTCGATCCGCTCCTTGCCGACGCGGCTCGCTTTCACGTCGATCCGCGTGCAGACGCGCCGATCAATGAAGGGCTGGAGCGCATCGCGGACATAGCCCTCGGCGCGCACCACGGTCGCGCCTTCCCAGTTACCCGGCCCCGTGATCTTCGCCCGCCGCAGAAGCCAGTGCTTGCAGCCAATCGGCCAGCCGTTCCAGATCTCCTCGGCGTCGAGGTCCCCCCACCATCCGCGACGGTCCGGATCGTCGATATCGGGAAGGACGTCATCAATCCCCGCGAGCGCATCGGTCCCGACCGCGAGACGGATTGCGGTGGCGAGCTCCTCCTCCTCCGACAATGTGCCGTCTGGCATCTGGAGCCAGTCCATCAATGTCGATTCGAGCTTGGCTTGCGTGTCGCGGAGTTTGATGTCGGTCATGTCGGCGCTTTCGTGTAAGGCGTCGGCAACGGAATCGCGTCATCGATCTGCTTGATCCGATAATTGCCCTCGCATCGCAAGTGAAGGAAGACCAGCGCGCCGTTGACCGTGCGCTGGAAAATCTCGCCCTTGTAAGAGACGATCTCGAATCCATACTGCGCCTCAAGGCCGCAATAGGCGCAGATCGCTCGTGTGCCCTGTGCCATGGGAGATCACCATCCGGTCGTCACGTCATACGCGATCACGTCGTCGACCGTCGTCAATGCGTTGACCTCGGCGATCTTCGTGTTGCGTTTCAGGTTGAGATCGTTGGTCCTGGCCGCGATCCCCGACATGATTGCCGCTTGCTCCGCCGGCGTCACATTCACGGGCGCGGTCGCGCCGATGGGGATCCATTGCTGGTTCGATGCCGCGACGCTCGCGATGGTGGACCATCCAAGGGCATTGACGCCGTTGATCCCGCTAAGATTGCCGAAGCCGTCGCCGATACCACTACACCAGGAAGTGTTATCCGACATGGTCTCGCCGAACGACGCGCCCTGACCCATCCCCGGCGCGGCGGCGAATGCGGTTCCGCCACCCATGTCGGTTCGCTGTAGATTTGGAATCATCGTCCCGTTGACATAGGTGATTAGATGATTGCCGATGTCCTTGTGGTAGGCGTTGTGCTCCGATAGTGCGCTGTTCGTCGGCCCGACGATCTGGCTGTTGATATGCGAGACGAGGCTGTTGCCGACCGCCACGATGACGCTATTGCTCCCGCCGACGACGTTGCTGTTGACGCCGTTGACGATGTTGCTGTTGATCTCGGCAATGAGTTGCCCGTTGAGGAGCGATGTCACCAACGCATTGAGCCGCGAGATGACCTCGTTGAGCTTGGCAATCGTGTTCTGCAATGCCGCGTTGGTCGACGCGCCCATCGTTTCATCGGATGCGTCCCACCAGTAATCCCCGGCCGCGACTGGATAGTGGAACGGCGCTTGCCGCTTGCTTTCGAAGACCTGATTTATGAGATCGATCTGGACCTTTTTCGCCTGCGGCAGGAGGAGATTTTTTGCTTTGAGCTTCGTCAGGAATTGCTGAAACAGCGGCGCATAGGGAATGATATCGATGAAAGTTTCGCGGAGACCGTTGAGATTGCCGCCGGTCTCGAGGTCCTGGCGTTCAAGTTCGCCGCGCCCGTCGCGCCACATGATATGGTAGAGGTCGGGATCGTCCGCGAGGAGCTCGGTGAAATCCATTCCCGCGACCGACGCATTGTCGACGCTCATGATCACCGGCGGATCGAAATGCATGAACCATTGCACGTCTATCCCTCCTTGCAATACAGGTCTTTTTTAACGAGGCATGGCGACGTCCACCAGTTGCCGTCCTTGTCGTTGAAAACGCGATGGTCCTTGAATCGGATGTGAGTGTGATCCTCGGTCACTTGCGAGGATTTTTTCTTGTCCTGTTCCCAATGGATCGTCGTATCGCTCCCGCCCTTCTGCGATGCATATCCCTCGCCGTGCCGCGAATAGGTCGTCGATCCGTTCTGTTCGATGGCGACCTCTGATTTCTTGTTGTCGTCGCGCGCCGATTTCTGCCCGTAAGTTTTCTTCTGCTTCTGCTTCCCGCCCGCCTGTTGCGGACCTGGCGCTTGCTGCCCGCTGTCCTGCGTTTGCTTCGGCACGAGCGCGATCCGCATGACCTTGTCCTGGCGCGTCGAGAGATAGGTCCCGTCCTTGTGCATGAGGAATTGCTGGCGGTCGTCCTTCAATCGGTATTGCGCGACGTCGCCCTGATCGAGCTCCTTCAAACGATGACGGCGATCATCCATTGCGATGATGACCGGATGCGAGCGCGAGCCGTTGAGATAAAGGACAATCGCCTCGGCGGCGTCGCCCTTCGGTTGCTCACCGATCTGATCGCCGTCACCCTTGCCTCCCCCTCCGCCGCCGCCGCCGCCGCTCTGGCCGCCATTTTGTTGCTTCTGATCGTCCTCCTCCTCGTCCTGATCGGGAGGGTAATTGGTGAAGCCGAAGGCTTGCGCGCGCTCGACCCCGGTATGGGTCTCCGACGCCATGACGTCGACGTCGACCTCTTGCCAATGATGCTTGTCGTCGGCCTTGCGGAGCGTGGCCCGCGAGGCCACGGTTTGCGCGCGCCGCGCCGCATCCATCACCGTTGATCGCATGTCCTCCTCCTACCCTGGCGAATGCCCGGGAATGCCGCCGCTTGGATCGCTTGGATCGCCCGGGCCGCCGGTGCTGCCCTTTGCCGGATCGTAATTCTGCTGATGCTTGTCGCTGTCCTGGTCGCCCTCGCCGGTATCGCGCGCGAGATCGATGGTCGTCCGGGTCCCTTGCTTGTCGTCCTGTGTAAATTCGACCTTCACGATCTTTAACTCCTCGTCGACGATCAACATCGGGGATTTGACGTGCGCCTTGTCCCCGGCCTTCCACAATCCGCCGCTGGGTTTGAGCCATCCCTGGACGACGATGGTGACCTCCAGTTGCTCGACGCCCGCGCGCTGACCCTCCATCTGCGAGCGCATTTGCAGATCATCCTTGTCGGACGGATGCTCCGCGAGGACGCGCTTGGGAGCGTGGACCCCCTTGGTCCCGCCCATCGCTTTGAGGACGCCGTTTGAACTCCGATTGAACGGTGCTTGCGCCGCCTTGTGCGCCCATCGATCATCCGTCCCGGGTTGCTGGCTCGATCCGTAATTGTACGGATGCGCGTCGCTGTCGTCGCCGTTCGCTCCGCCGCCATTGATCGACATGACCTCGCGGCCCTCGAGAATATTGACGCCCTCGATCAATGCATCGCCCCCCGGCATCCACATCGTCCGACCAGTCAGGTTTCCTTCCGTATCCGATCCGAGAACGATGTTGCGTTGGCGCGCCAGAGTCTCCAGAAGCTCCCATGCGGTCTGGCCGGGAGGGATGTTCACGCGCTCGAATTTCTTTTGTGAGACATTGCCGATGGGTTTGAACTTGATCCCGAATGGTTTGGTGATCTCGTTCGCGATCTCGGTATAGCTTTTATTTTTCATCTCCCCGGTCTTCGTCTGCGCCGCGCCATAGGAGAGCGCGCGCGTGAACGAGTGCCCCGATATCTCGATCCCGTGCGCGTTGCCCGTGTAGGCGACCTGGCGCGTCTCGACGAAACCGGTGATCGCAAGCTGGCCCGCGAGCTTGATCGTGCAATGATCCCCCGGCCGGATGCGGATGTCCGCCCAATTTTTCGAGAGCGGCTTTCCCTCGGAGCAAGTGAATTTGAAGAAATCCGACGACTCCATCTCGGCGTCGCGGACCAGGACCGACTCCCAGTCGCGATAGACCTTGCCGTTGACGGTGATCTCGGCGATCTCGGTTTGCTTGAACGCCATGGGAGGATCACGATATCGGCGGGCTCAATGCCTTGATCTGGATCGGACAGAAGGCAGGATGGACGACCTTGTTCTCGGCGATGATCTCCTCGGAGTGACCGCCCTCGGCGTAGATCGACATGGAGAGTTTAAGCGCCGGCGAGGGATCGAAATTGTAGGAGAGCATGCGCGGGAGCGGCCTCGCGGTGTCGGCGAGATATCGCGTCAACGCGCCGCCGAGAGATACGATCTGATTATAGATCGGATTGTCGCGCTGTTCCGATGCGAGGTCCTTCGTCACGTCGAACCAGTCTTTCATTTTCTTCAACATCGCCTCGACGTCCTCGCGCGAGCGGAAGTCCATCGTGCGGATGATGCGCGCGTCCTGTGCGAGCGCAAACAATACGCTCGCCTGGACGACCATCGCCGCGATCAACGTCGTCGGCGTCTCGCTGATCAATTGTTTGAGGACGTTGTCCATCCAATGAACCGAGATGCCCGCCTTGGTCGCGAGTTGATAACAGGTGAGGAGGCGTCGGCCGAAACTCCCGTCGGCGACGAAGCGATTGATATGCGCGCGGATGTCCCCGACCGCCGCGCGCAATTCGGATCCGGCGCGGCCGACACCGCTACCGAATGCCATGAGCTCCGCCGTCGAGCGATAGACGATCCCCTCGATCTCGTTGAGGATCGTCTTCGCTGGCGTCTTCGGCGGATAGATGAGCTTGTAATGCGGATCGTCGCCGTTGCTCATGCCGTTTAGTCCGGTGTCCCGGGCGTGCGATCCAGGCCCGCGATCTGTCCTGCCCCGCTCTGGAGAGGCGTGGTCGCGTTGTTGATCGAGGAAACCCCGGTGTTCTCCGACGCGCTCGCTTGCCCGTCGAGACCGCTCCCGGCGTCCGACATGCCGACGAGCGCGGGCGATCCGGCCTCGACGAATTGCATGTCGTACTCGATGAATCCGCCCTTGTCGCGCTTGTCCGCATAGGACCATCGCTCGCACATGACGAGCATCGATCCGATCAACGGATGAATGAGGAGGCCCGCGTCATCGCTATCGAGCGCGGTATTCAGGATCGCGATTTGCGAGAGAAGGTTTCCGGGGAAACCACGGTCGCCGTGGATCAGATATCCATTAAACGTCCAGCGTGTCGGCTCCCGGCCCATGTCCTCGCTGTAGGGGATATTGCGCTTGGGATAGGTGTGGACGACGACGCGACGACCGCCCGCGCGCTGGCTCGTCTCGACATGGAACAGCGCGCCCTTGAAGCTCGCCGGGACGAGCGCATCTCTCCAGACATTATGAATATCGCGGATTGCTGCCATGGGATCATGCCGGAGATTGGATGCGACCGCCGCCGGTCGGGTCCATTTCCTTCTCGCGCTGGACCTTCATGTCGAGATTTTCGGACGAGCTCCGGACGCCGAGATTGCGCCCGCCGCGAATGTTGATCTTTAGCTGGATCTGGTGGCGCGTCCGTCCCGCGCGAAATCCTGTCGTCTGGTCAAGCTCATCCTGATTGCTCCAGAGGACTTTATGGATCGAGGGATCGACGCCCGTCGACGCCCCCGGGAGCGGAGGTTTTTGTCCCGGCGCATAACTCCCCGGTTGACCGGCGACGACCTGACGACCCCTTAAACTTTCATATCCCGGTGACGGTCCAAAATCATGCACGTCCGACGCTTTTAATAAGTGCCCATTGCGGTCGCGATATTCGACATGCAAATGCGGAGAGATTCCTTTTGCGCCGGTCGCGCCGCTTAACGCGATAACCTTGCCCGCTGCATCAATTCTCGATCCGCCATTGGTAAGCCGCCAGACGTCCCAATTTGAAAGGTGCATATATTTGGCTTCGATCCCGTTGTCGTAGCGAACGACGACGATCCCGCCGGTAATGCCGCCCTGGAAACCAGACCGGAGAACGGTCCCCGGTCCCATGCTGTAGATCGGCGTCCCGACCGGCGCGCCGATATCGGTTCCGGCGTGGATATGTCCCCTGCGCGGCGCTCCTGGTCCCTGCCAGATCGTCCCGGTGATCGGACTGGGGTATGCGCCCGTCGTCGGTATCGACGCTGTCGTTGTCGCTGTTGTCGGTGGCGTTGTTGTCGTTGTTGTCGGTGGCGGCTGTTGCCGCAACGCGGGATCCGTGCGCGGCAATGCCGCCTCCGGCTTGCCAGTCTTCGGATCAATCGGGATGCGTCCGGTAATCGCCCATCGCGCGGCTTGCTGCCATTGCTCCTCGTCCATCGGATAACGACCGCCGCCCTCGCGGACCGTTTGGGCCTTCAAAAGACGGATGAAGAAATTCGGATCGGCGAGTTCCTCCGGCGTCGGTCGTCTGTTGGGTCCGCCGTATCCGCCATCGCTCCAGAGGCGCATGGCCGCGTTAATCGTCATCCCGCGCGAGAAATACGACATGAGAAGACGGATATTCGACGCGGCTCCATGGACCGGCGTCGGATAGGAGGCAATCGAGTGACCGGTCCCGGTGCGCGCCGGTTTGCCCTCCCATGCCGACACCCATGGAGCCCACGCTTGCGCGCCCGGATTGTTATGGCGCACGTTCGCGCGGCGCGGATTGGTCTCGCCCGCGCCGGTCTTCTCCGGCCCCATCGGATCGACGCTATCGCTATCGCCCCCGCGCGGTCCGCCCCGCCGCGGACCACGCCCGCCGCCTCCGCCTCCTCCGCCGCGAGGAGCTCGGCCGCCGCCTCCGCCTCCTCCGCCTCCGCCCGCGCTGATTGCGCCCGCGAGCGCCGCGATGCGACCGGCCCCGCTGGCGTCGCTCAACGGCAGATTGGAAATAACCTGATTAAGCGCGGCGACCTTTTTGGTCGTGCTCTCGACCACGCCCGCGAGGTCCTTCGTGATCTCGCGATCCTGGCGGAGGCTCGTGATCTCCTGGCGGGTCGTGGTCCCGCCGCCGGGAAAGTTTCCCTCCTCGTCGGGGAGCGTGATCCCGGTCGGGATCCCTAGGCCCGCGAGTTGGATGCGCCCGCCGCCCTCGCTCCGGCGACCTGGAGGTCGCGGTCGCGGGAGCGGGATGTTGCCAGTGTCGCCCGGATTGACCGTAACCTCCGGGAGCGTCGTCGTGCCACCCCCGCCCGTCGCGCCTCCTCCGCCGCCGCCTCCCGGCGTCGCCCCGCCCGCGCCCGATGACGGAGAGAGAACGGCGAGACCGCCGATTGCAGAAACGACCCATAATAGCTGGCCGATTCCCCGCAGGCCCTTGGAGAAATTGGTAAGCCAGAGGATCGGTGCCGGGACGAAGATCGCGGCGAGGAGCGTCGTCCAGCCGCCGAGATTTTCGCGGACGAAATGGTCGATGCTTTGCAGGATCGGCCAGAGCTTCTCGACCCCCTGGACGAAGGCTTTGATCCCGTCGCCGAGCGCGCTCGCGAACGCGCGCACGTCCTCCGGCTTTATGGATCGCATCCATTCCGCGAATTGCTGGACGAGGCCGCGACCTGGTCCATTGAGATATTGCGTTGTCACGTTGAGGAGGGATGTGAACGCGGGGATGAGCGATTGCCCGACCGTGACTTTTGTATTGTACCAGGACCGCTCCAGATTGACCCATGCGAGCGAGTATTTGTTCAGGTCCTCGAGGTTCGCCTCGTTGACGTCGTGCAATCCTTTGATATTGAACGCCTCCGCCCATGCGACGGATGATTGCCCGAAAATGTTCTTGATCGACGTCTGTGCGCGGGCGTCCATCTGGCGCGTGCGCGTCGCGAGATACTCCATCGCGCGATTGATCCCGTCGGGACCGCGCACGATCTCGATGAGCTTGCGCCCGAGCGCCTCGCCGCCCTGTCCTTGCGCGAGTTCCTTGAACTCCTTTGCGTTGCGGCCTTCGGTGTTGAGATTTTCCAGAGCGCGCGCGAGATTGACGACGCCGCCTCGCGCCTCCTCCTGCGACATTCCGAGCGCGCGGCCCGCGTCGGTGAGATACCGCAATCGCTCTGCGGTGATCCCGATCTCCTTGGCCGCATAGCGCAGCTGCAATCCGCCTTGCGCGAATTGCTCCATCGCCCGCGTCGCGCGAGCGATCCCGCCAATGAGGCCCGCGCCCAGGAGCGACGAGATCCCGGTAATGCCAAGGAAGCGAGCGAAACTCCGATTCAGGTTTTCGACGGATTGCTCGAGGCCCTTGACCGCGGCAATCGCTTTCGGGAATCCGACCGACTGATCCTTGGCGCGCAAGGATCGCCGCATGTTCTCGTATTTCGCCGAGACCTCGTCGACGATCCGGATTTCAGAGAACGGCGCGGCCATGCATCAAGCCTGATTATAAAATGTCGGAGGAGCTCGATCACTTCCCGGCGCTGCCATCTGTTGCGTCTTCTCCAGGATCAATGGTCGGAACAAGCGCGAGGAATCGTCGGCATCGGCCGAAGCCGCAGCGTTGCCGACGTCGATATCGACCTCGCCGCTGCCCTTGTATCCGTCGGCGTTCGCGACGTTGCGATTCAATCTGATCGCCGCATCATTCCACGTCCCGAAACGATCATCGAATGTCGAGGCGCTTCCGCCAGTGTAGGGCACGGCATCCTGGAGCCCGCCTGGATCAAAGCCGCGATCCGTTAGTTGCGACGTGAATTTGCCGACGAGACTCGGCCAAAGCCGATTAGTGCCGTGCGGATCGTTTGGATATGGCAAACCGGTTTTCGGATTTTTCGATGGTGAATACTTTTCCGCCAGTCCCTCGAATGTGCCGCCGCCCGCTTGGAGATTTTTCGCGACGACCGCGGCGGTTTTATCAATGCCCGCCTCGATTGTCGGAAAGTTCATGAATGTTCTATTGCCGCGCCCGCCGCCCATGAGACCGCCGGGATTGAGGAACGCCATCGTCGCGCGGCTCATTCCGAAGGGACCGCCCTGCGGCGCTTTCGACTCCAGCGCCATGATCCCGGCGAGCAATGACGGCGAGATATCTTGCCGTGCCGCAGCCGCGACGACGGCGTCATACTGGCCCGCCATCGGCCCCTGCTTAAACATCGTATCGTAAGCGCCACGGCTCAACTCGCCGCCGAGACCCGCGCCATATCCGCTCCGTCCGTCGGCGGATCCTTCCGGTCCACCGACCGCGAGATAGCCCGTCAATTGCCCCAACTCGGTATCGAGATCGGCGAGCTTGTCTTTCAATTCGCCGGTCTGGAGCCGGACTTGCGCCGCCTCCGCGAGCTTCTCGATTGTGCCCTTCTCGTCGCCCGCGGGCGCGAGCGCGCCGGTCTTGCGTTTCTTCGCGGCATCCTCGCCCCACAGATCGATATTGCCCTGGAACAGGTCTTTCAGGATTTGCAGGATGAAGCCCGGGGACTCCATGTTGAACGTATCGCTAGGTTGCGTCGTCCTGCCGCCGCGCCGCTTTTGCTCCTCCTCCATCGACTCGCGATTGCGCCGCATGAAGTCGCCCCACTTTTCGCGGAACGTCTTCGGGTCATGCAGGAATGCGGTCAACGCCGTGATCACGCCGACCGCCGGCGCGATGAAACGCAATGCGGTCCCGAAACCGAATAGCCATGTGACGATTTTGGTCGCCGCCAGCGTCTCGAATACCCCGACCCATGTCGCGCCCATATCTTGCACGACCTTGTCGGCTGCGGCGAACGCGGCTCCGAGATCCGTGACGAGCTTCTCGCTCCCTTCGGTGATCGCCTTCATCTGATCGGCGAAGCCCTTCGACCGCACCGTCTCCGTCATCGAGGTAATCCAACGCTTGATATCGGCGAGGAATTTTTGACCCGCTGGCGAGCTAAGATATTGCTGGACCGCCTTCGTCAATTCGGTGAATGCCGGGAGGAGCGCCGTCCCGACTGTCGCCTTTATGTTTCCCCAAGTGCGCTGCAAGTTGACGTTGGCGATGTTGTATTTGAGCATCTCGTCCTTGCTCATGCGGATCACGGGGACGAGTTGCGGTAATATCTTTCGGAGTTCCGTCGCGCCGACGGTTCCGAATCCCATGATCTTCATGAACGATGCTTGCGCCCGCGGATTCATCCGCTCCATGCGGTCGAGCGCGAGTTGCAACGCCTTCTCCGGCCCGTCGCGGCCGTAGCTCTGCATCAATTCCCGGAATAGTCGCGTCCCGGTCTCGCCGACTCCTTTCTCGAGGTCCTTGAACATCCGCGAGCCGCGGCCCTCGGTCCATGCCTCCTCCAGTGTGCGGAGCCCACTCTCGATCCCGCTCGCCGCCTCGCCCTCGCTCTGGCCGAGAGCCTTCATCGCGTCGGTGTAGTCGCGGAGGAATCCCTCGGAGACGCGAAGCTCGCGCGCCGTGAAATGCATCCGCATTCCGGTTTGCGCGAATTCGTCCAGGGATCGCTTGGCCGCGACTAGACCGGCGATGATCCCGCCAG